CAAGTGAACTTCCATGTTTCACAAATCAAAATCATGGAAGATCACTGTAAGCCTTACTTCACTGCGCAATTGACACTGGAATCATACAACCATTCACACGACTTCTTTATTTTCACCACGGCAGAAGTCTTGATTGAATTTGTGTCACCTAGCAGCGATCCTACTTTTCCAGCAGAAGTATACAGTGAGCGATTTCGTATATTCTCACACGATTCAGAACCAATGCGAGAAGGACAATCACAGAACAGAATACAGCATAAGCTGTCTTTGATGGGACAAGAATATTATAACGATCGTCATAATGTAGTGAATCAGATGGATAGCAATCTGACTGGTACTGCTGCCGCACAGAAGATCCATAATAACTATGTGGAAGCGCAAAATGGTCCTATTCGAGTATCAACACCATCTTCTGGTATGATCGGTTCGACCAAGCATCCACATCAATCATCGAACCTGAAACCATTCACTGCTATCAATGATATTCTATCGCGTTGTGTGTGGCAACAATACCCATCCTGCGCACCAGTGCATTTCCGTGATAAGATTGGTCATCGAATTGGACCATTGCAGCACATCATGTCATCTGGTTCCAGTAAAATGACATTCGTTGAAACTCCTGGTGCTGGTGCTCGGTGGGGAGAATTTATTGGTACTGCCAAGGGCTACAAACAATTGATTGCTGTGAAGCCACTATCACCGAGTGGTGAAGCCAGTTCTGGCGTTCGTGCATCCGATGTGGGTAATCTGAACAAAGCTGCATCATGGATCGATTTGCTTAGTGGAACATTCAAGCATGGTGACGGCAAAATAGATTCTATTATGAAGAAAATGGGACTCAGTAGCACCATTCCTGGTCTTAATGGTAAAATTAAGGCGATGTTGGCAGAATCCCAAAAAGGTAGGAATGGTGGCCAACTATTAAATTTCATTGACTCGGTTATTCAACCACGATCACAAGCAAAAGATGGTCCCGGCAATTTCAACACATCACAGGAAGCATTCGTCACGGCATTAACATATTCAGATAAGTTTTGGATCACTGTACCGGGGCAAAGTGGTCATAAAATAACCTGTGGTGATGCGATAAATATTGAATACAGCATCATGCGTAACAAGCGTGCAGAAGATCGCACCAGAAGATTGTATGTAGCGAGACTTGTTCATACGATAGATTTTACTGTTGGCGAAAAGAGAACACATCAAGGTAACAAAGCAATGACAGACATTTATGGAGTAGCATGGGGATGAGCGTTGATAATCCACACTTAAGTAATAAGAAACAGTTCATTTGCGTTGGTCGGGATGATGAAAATCCTGGTCGTATATTGTGTGTTCCTCTCGAACAAGCAATGAATCCATCTGCCGAACCAATATCGATTCCTGTACAAGGATCTGTTAGGGATGGCGCATCATTTGGTCTTGGTAGCTCACCAGGACACAATATATTGAATGGTTCTGTTGTTGTTTGTGAAAGACGAACCGAGAGTCCAACATCATATGTGGTAGTTGGTGTTGATTCGGCAACCACGGATAAAGAAACTGAAGGCGGCGATCTCAATGTCGAAGCATCCCTTCCTGCCTTGTGGAAATTTATAGCAGGTATAGGTAACCCATTCAATTCCAGTGTATTGTTAGTGGGGATGAAAAATATATTAGGAAGATTTGGCTCATCAGCGACTTCTATAAATGAAGTATCAAAAGCAGATGCTTTGAGAGCGAAAACGGTATTCCAAGAGGTGTTTGGTGGCTTGGCCGGTGGTGATGGCAACGACATCATGGCAAAAATTGCCAAAGCTGGTAAAAACCCATTACGGGGCCACAAAGAAATGAAAACAGCTGGTGCTTCACCAAACATACCAAAGAGCATTGGTGGATTTTCAACTCTGTTGGGTAGCATCAAAGATCCAACATCATTCATCAAAAAGAACCTTGGTAAATCTGGTGAGATGATACCAAACGCATTCCAGATGATTGAGAAACTAAAAGCTGCCGGTGCTAAAGGATCTCCAATAAATGCAGCTGCTGCCGTTGGTGGTGCTGCTCTGGTCAGAAAAGCATTGGCTGGTATCGCACAGAGCCAATCACAGCAGCAAGGCACAGAAGAAGATGAAGATGACATTCTGTGCGTAATATTCAAGGAACTGTTCCCTGATTTCGAATGTCGTATAGATGATCAAATGACAGAAGTTTTTCGTAAATGGAAACGCGAATATCTGGCAAAATTACAAGATGAAGACGAACCAACAGCTTAATAGGAGTCAAAATGGGTGACAAAACGGGCAATCCCAATAGAGAAAAGGGTAGTAGAAATGCGACTGATACTACTCCGATCATGGGTTATACAAAGAATGATCAACATTCTAACTATAAAGTGCTGCAAAATGGCATTACTATGGCATGGTCAACACATGCCAATTCAGCACAACAATATTGGCATCATCCGGCTGGATCGCACGTCAATTGGTCAAAAGACGGTTCTCTATCCCTAAGAGCAATGGGTGAAACTCGCTTTGAGGGGCATGCGATGACATTATCAACATCAGAGAATATTGATATTGCCTCTGGTGGTATGCTTACTGTGAAAACTGTTGGTGGTCTGGAAGCACAAATTTCTGGTGAAGGACAAATCACAATCGGTGGTGCTGCCACTATCAATATTCTCGGTGATGCGACTGTTGGTGTTCAAGGTAACGCCACCATTTCAGCCGGTGGATCTGCCAGCGTGGATGCTGCTGGTATTTCACTATCATCTTCTGCTGGTATTGCGATTGGTGCTGCTGGTGCAATTAGTTTGCAAGCTGGTGGTGGTATCAAAATGCAAGAAGGTGGTGCTAAAGTGAGTGGTTATATGGGCGGGGGCAATGAATCATAATGCCAAAAGCTCATACAGATGGCATGGCAAGAACATGCTCAGCAGCAACAATCGTATCAGGACAAAGTAGTGTCACAATCGGTGGTAAACTATGGGCTGTTGATCGAGATTCGAGTGACCATAATGCTGGCAATTTGCTGCCCAGCGCAACTGATATTTGGATTGAAGGAAAACTGATAATTGATGAGAACGATACGACATATAATGAGGATGGTTATTTACATCTAGTCGGTAGTAATGATGCAGCAGAAGGATTTGATGATGTTACGGTATACTAAATAATAAGAACATATTTAAGGAAAAAACATGGCCAGGGCTGATAGATTAACGATCCGCCAAAAAAAACGAACCGTCTACTCTGATTTCCGTACGGATTTCGGTAAGAATGCATTTACGGGTTATCTTGGTAAACTAACAAACGAAGATGCTGTGAAACAAGCTTTCAGAAATCTGATGCTTACTAATCATGGAGAGCGTTTCTTTGATGCAGACTATGGTGCAAATCTAACATCATATCTCTTTGAGAATCTTCAGCCTGATCAAATGGAGATGATTCGCATGGATGTTCAATCGGCTGTTTCAGTGTATGACGGCAGAATAACAATCCACGAAATATTGATACCTGATTACGAGGCTAGTGTATCAGACATTTATCAGAATGGTAGAAACACACAATTAGATTCAAACGTTTTGTCGGTGAGAATAGTGTTCTCTGTGGTTAATATTCCAGATGTGCAATCAGTAGATGTAGATATTAAAAGGGTACGCTAATGGCAAATAATTCCATCAATCTTGTTGACTTAGATTTTCAGTCGATCAAAAATAGTCTCAAAAACTATCTTAGAGACAATGAGCTATTCAGGGACTATGACTTCGAAGATAGCAATATGGCTATGCTGATCGATCTGATGGCCATTAACGGCTATCGTACGGCGTTCTACCAGAACATGATCCTAAACGAAAGCTTCCTTGATTCTGCCGTTCTGCGTAACAGTGTGCTGTCTCGCTCCAAAGAGCTTAATTATCTTCCAAAGTCTGCAAAGTCATCACGTGCGCGTGTTAGTGCAATATTCACCGCTTCTGGCGAGAATGCGCCATACAATATTCCAAAGGGATCTTTGTTCTCAACTCAGATCAAGAATGATACTTACACATTCACAACCGACTCTGCACTTGTTGTTGCATCAGCCAACAGCACATATGAATTTGAAACAACACTGTATGAAGGCTATTATGTCACAGACACGTACACATACTCTGCTGGTTCAACCGGGCAATCATTCCAAGTAACGAACAGAGACGTGGATATCGATTCACTCTCTGTTGTTGTATTCGAGGATGGTAATACTGTTGGTACTGTGTATGTAAGAGCTGATACGCTACTCGATCTCACAAATAAATCCAAGGTGTTCTTCATTGAACCTTCTGGTGTCGGATACTTCAACATCCTGTTTGGTGATAATAACATAGGTAAACGGCCCAAAGGCGATGCTACGATCCAATTGAACTATCGCGTGACCAATGGATATGATGGTAATGGTGCTCGCGTATTTGCACTTGACTTTGATCCTACCGCATCTGACGAACTCACAAGCTCTGTTACAGTCAACACATTACAAAACTCAATTGATGGCATCGATGAAGAATCCCTTGATTCGATCAAGTATAATGCGCCACGACATTTCCAAGTACAAGAAAGAGCTGTTACAGCTACCGATTATGCTTCTATTCTCAAAGCTCAGTTTCCTGAAATTCGAGCAATCTATGCATATGGTGGCGAAGAGTTAACACCAGCCATCTATGGCCGCGTGTACGTCTCTGTTGATATCTCTGATGTTGATGGTCTACCAGATTCGAAAGCTGAAGAGTATAAGAACTTCCTCAAGAACAGAACCACATTTGGCATTGTTCCATTCTTCACAGAACCAAGCTTCACATACGTTAAGGTTGATTCAAAGGTTCGATATAACATCAACATCACCAATAACTCACGTGATACCATCGAAACTCTGGTGAAAGACGCTGTTGTTCAATATCGTGATGATAATCTGGACGAATTCAATGTGATCTTCCGTGCTTCGCGACTCGAAGGTGTTATCGATGATGCAGATCCATCAATCATCAGTTCCATTACAGATCTTCAGATTTACAAGAAAGTAAATCCAACTATCGGTTCATTGCAGAACATCGATCTGAACTTTGGTACAAAACTACGCACAGATTTGCTTAGTGAGAAAGAAGACAAGCACAGAGCCGATATTATCTCTGCTGTGCAGTCATCCAATTTCTACTATAAGAGCGAACTATGCACCATGGATGATGATGGCTCTGGTAACATTCGTATCATGAAAATCAATGGTGGCAATCATGAGCGAGTTACGGATATTGGTACTGTTGATTATGACAACGGTATTATTGCTATTCGTGATATCAAAGTTGATTCATATGTTGGTAATTCTATTCGTTTCTTCTGCCGTCCGAACGATCCAGATCTAGCTGGTCAATTGAACAATATCGTGTCAATCGAAGAAAATGAAATTGATATAACGCTAGAGGAAATCAGACAGTAATGACCATTGTTAATACGCAAATCGATCATCCGAAGAAAATATCTGGTCTGATTCAGCAGCAATTTCCTGCCTTCTATAATCAGGAAGGCCCGGTATTCATTGAGTTTGTCAAAGCGTATTATGATTGGATGGAAGATCGTACAGATCGCCGCAATAAAATCATCAATCAGAACAAGGCAACTGTAAACGTTGTCTATGGTTCCGTGAATGTGGTGGGTAATAGCACAGCATTCACCACGAACTTTTCTAATGGTGATAAGATTGCGATCACAAACTCAGAAGATGATTATCAAATATTCACGATCGATGTTGTTACGAACTCATCGTTTCTGACTCTGACTACTGATAAAGTGCCAGAATTTGCTTCTGGTAATGCATCATATGGTAATGTCCATTCAAACACCAATCCGGGTTATTACACACGACGCACACAAGATACCATGGATATCGATCTGACCACAGACGAATTTGTGGTTTACTTTAAAGAACAATTCCTCAAAAATATTCAGTTCTCGACTATTACCGATACTCGGACTATGATCAAGAACAGTCTTGACATCTATCGTTCAAAAGGCACACCACGTGCAGTTGATCTGTTATTCAAGGCTACATTCGGTGTTCCTGCTGAAGTTTATTATCCATCGGTTGATCTGTTTCGCACATCTGCTGCTGATTGGAAGGTTCCACGATATTTGGAGCTATCTTTATCGCCCATTAGTCGATCATTGGTCAATAAGCAAATCATGGGATTAACATCGGAAGCAACTGCATTCTGTGAAGAAGTTGTGCGTCGTGAAGTAAATGGTCGTCTACTTGATGTTGCTTATATCTCTGCTATTTCAGGTGAATGGCAAACTGGTGAAAAGGTTATCGATAGCATAGGAACGCTGGACAAAGAATCCGCTCCTACCATTATCGGATCATTGAATAAGGTTATTATTGTTTCCGGTGGTAAAGGATTCTCGATTGGTAATACAATTTCTGTTGTATCAAACACTGGTCATAGTGGCGTTGTTCGTGTTGCAAATGTGGCCAACACAACTGGTGCTGTCGATATAACATTAACAGAAGGTGGTTACGGTTATTCCATCTATGCCAATACGTTCATTTCAAATAACATCATTCGCATTGAAGGTGTATCAACCAACACAGGTACGGCAAACTATTTTGAATTATTTGAAGATGTGTATCAACCAACGGCAAATATTGTTTATAGTTCTGGTCTAGGAACATTTACTGCCGGTGATGACTTATACACATATCATGCCAATAACGATGTGAATGGCACAGGCGCAATTCTAGCAATAACAGCCGTAAACTCGACGTATGGTGAGATGACTGTCAAAATTGCTTCTGGTAGTCTTGATAACACAGCCGTATACAACACCAGCAACGCAGCTAATGCTACTGTAGACACATACACAGACACCACCACATATGCTTCTGTATTGGGCGAGTATGCCAATGTGACACTACAAGTATATTCTGTGTCTGGTACGTTCACCAATAACGAAATTGTAACAGGTACTACGCAGGGCAACGGCACATTCTATACTCTTGGTAACACATCTGGACCAAATTCAACAATTCGTGTCACAGACGGCACATATGCATTCGTTGCCGGTGAAACATTGACTGGTGCAACATCTGGTGCAACTGCCACCATTGCTGCTATTGATATTGAAGTCGGTGTTATTTCCATCAATAATGCTTATACGATTGTTGCGAATAACCTGCTATACAGTAACACAAGATCTGTCAATGGTACAGTGACATTCGTTTCATCTGGTACTGGTATGTCTTTTGCACCAGCGAATAATTTCTTGTACACAGAATATGCTAATGTGTGTACTACTCTGCTGTCGGCAAATGGTACTTATTACTTGCCAATTGCTTTGGATGCTGCTGCATACGCATTACCGGGTGATACTGCTTGTAACCTAACATCCAATACAATCGAAAATGCACTTGGTTTTGCGAACTTGGAAATTGGTAAAATTCAAACATTGACTGCCATAAGTCCTGGCACTGGATATGATAGACTTCCTATTGTCAAAATATTCGATTATCCGATATTCGGGTATCATAAACTGGACACTAAGTATATCTCAGTCGCCAACCTATCATCTTCGTTTGAAGTTGGTGAAGTTGTCACACAAGCAGATAATAGTTTTCGTGGCTTGGTTGAAAGTGCAAACTCAACAGAACTCACTGTGCAGCGCATGCGTCTATTCGATGCCAATGATGCTGTCATAACAACAAACACGACTACTACCATCGTCGGATCTGAAAGTGGTGCTGTTGCCAACGTCACAGCAATCATCGCGAACACATCGGACGATGATATCGGTGGTGATGTGGAAATAGCTCTAACATCAACAACAGCTAATGGTGTGATAACAGAGCTTGATGTCACAGATTCTGGATTTGGTTTTCTTGACGGACAATCATTAACATTAGGTGAACTTCAAGGAACCGGTTTAGCCAATGTTTATACATATGGTACCGGTGCTGGTTTCTGGCGATCAAAAGATGGCTTCCTATCGGATATCAAAGTTCTGCAAGATGGTGAGTTTTGGCAGACACACTCGTACGAAGTAAGAGCTTCTGTGGCGATTGATAAATACAGGGATATGCTAAAACAGGTTGTTCACGTAGCCGGTACTGGCGCATTTGGTAACTTGGTGTTGACCAGCACATCAAACATGATGATCAATGCTGTGTCAAATAATGTGACTGGCACAAATACTGTTATCACCACAACAATCACAGCCAATTCAATACAAGATAGATTTGGTGATTTCATATATGACTACAACGGAAATAACATAATAACAAGAGTATAAGGAATACTATCAATGGCCGATATTTTCGATCTGGCAGACGTTTGGAACAACGGCGCTACGACATTCACTGCTATCAAAATGGATGTCACTGATACAACATCCGCGTCCGCTTCTTTGTTGTTTGATATGCAGGTTGGTAGTACGTCAATGTTCAGTATTCGTAAAGATGGCTATACCACAGCCAATGGCGTGTCCACCGCATCTGTTATTACACCTGATAATGGAGAATTAACTCTTGCTACCGATGCCATTACAGTAACTGGTTCATTTCATACAGTAGATACACAAGGCGATGCCAGTACCGATGATTTGTCAACAATCAGTGGCGGAGTAGATGGTATGATCGTTGTGCTACAAGCAGAAAACACAGCACGTGATGTTGTTGTAAAAGATTCGGTGGGTAATATACAATGTGCTGGTGATTTTACCATGGATAACACACAAGACACGATCACATTGATGTATTCAGGTGCATTAACAGCGTGGGTAGAATTGGCTAGAAGTAATAATGGTGCATAATGAAGATTGATATTGAACTCACAGAAAAAGATTTCACTACACTGGTTGGTTTGTTGGATGTCGCGGTAAAGGCAAGTGGATTACGATCTGTTTCCGATGCAGCAAAACTCCTGATTATCTTAGATACGGCATACGAAAGAGCAAAGAATGACGAAGCTGGTAACAACTAAATTTAAGACACACATCATCGATCAAATTATAGAATCTGTAACCGAGCAATCGAATACGGAATACTACTTATTTGCCGGTGATCATGTTGATAGAACTACCACGGCAATTTCCACTCCATTGGATAAAAATTCCGAGGTCGAATTTGGTGCGTGGAATAACATGCAATTCGGTAAACGAATAACCAGTGCAGATATCAAACCAGTAAACCGCAAAATAGCATGGTCAACCGGTACTCGATACACGATGTATGATGATACTGATGATGATATGTTTGAACAAGATTTCTTTGTGATGGTCGATGAAACTTCGTTTCTGCATGTTTACAAATGCCTGGATAATAACGGCAACACACTATCAACATCACAGCCAACCTTCGCACATATTGTAGGATCAAACACCTCACTATATGAAACTTCTGATGGCTATCGTTGGAAATACATGTACTCATTCTCTGCCAGCGAGGATGATAAATTCTCAACAGCAGAATTCATTCCTGTTACTGCTAATAGTGATGTTGTTTCTCAAGCGGATCGTGGTGTTATCGATGTCGTCAAAATCGATGATGGTGGTAAGAACTATGGCAATTACACGTCTGGTACATTCGTATCTGGTGACATTCGCATAAGTGGCAACGATCTTTTGTTCCAAGTAGCCAATTCAAATTTGAACACAACGAACGGATATTATACAGGATGTCTGATCTACATATCATCCGGCACAGCCGTTGGCGCATACAAAACGATTAACGATTATTACACTAACTCAACCGGATCATACGTCACAGTTAATGCGGCATTCTCAACCACACCAACGAATGGTGATCAATATCAGATCAATCCACGCATTTTAATAACTGGTGATGGCGAACAAACAGTTAATGCTGTTGTTCGTGCCTTGGTCAATGCAACATCAACCAACTCAATATATCGAGCAGAAGTTCTTAATCGAGGCGCAAACTATCGGTATCATATCGGTACGGTAATAGCCAATTCTGTTGTTGGTGTGACTTCCAACGCATCGGTGAGGCCAATATACAGCCCAATTAATGGACATGGTTCTGATGCTGCTGCTGAGTTGGGAACGCAACACTACTGCATTGGCATGTCATTCTCTAATTCAGAATCAAATACCATCCCAACTCTGAATGATTTCGAGAAAATCGGTATCATGAAAGATCCATTTTTCAGTAACGTATATGTGACATACACAGCAGCCAATGGTACATTTCAGAATGGCGAAATTGTTCGTAAGATCGATCCAATTCAAGTAGATCTCACTGCATCAATTAACACATCATCTGCTGTTGTGTCTTCAAATTCTGGTCAGTATCTAACACAATTTGCAAATGGAGATTATGTTTACTTGAAGGCGGGTAATAATTCAGCACACATGCTTGCTACTGTTAATGCTATTACCAATGCCACTTATATGACCATCTCTGCCAATGGCACATTCGCTTGTACAAATACCGCGATATACCTTGCAAACGTTACTGCTACTGGCATAGTGAACGCTACTGTAAATTCTACCGTCATGACGTTCAATAATGTTGCTGGTATATTCCAAACTGATGACACATACATTGGATTGACCACCGGTTCGAAGGCTGTAGTAAGTATTATCAGCCGCAATGATGTTGCAAAAGACTTCGATACCTTCGTTAACATGTTCAAATATTCTGCTACTGTCACATCAGGCACATTTACTGAAGATGAATATGTTTTCGAAGGTGTTGATCTTGCAACATCTACTGCAAATGCTCGATTACACTCAGCAAATATCGTAGGTGGAACGGCTACTATATACACTACAAACAATGTAGGTATATTCAGCAACACAGGGACGATGGAAGGTAATACTTCTGGTGCCACTGCTACCATAACTGCTAAATATTCGCCTGAACTTCTTTATGGATCTGGTGGTGTGTTATTTCTTGAGAACATCACTAATGTATCAAGAGCTAATAACCAGACAGAAACACTCAAACTAATTTTTGCATTGTAGGGAAGCCAATATGCCGTTAAAAACCAATCTCAACTCATCTCCATATCATGCTGATTATGATGAGACAAAGAACTACCACATGGTGCTCTTTCAACCGGGCATTGCGGTACAGACACGTGAATTGAATAACCTACAGCTACAATTGCAGAAGCAGATTGAGCGATTTGGTGATAATATTTTTGTTCGTGGTACTATCGTGGATGGTTGTAACTTCCTACATTACAATCCTGCACCATATATCAAGATCAACGATTTGCAAAGTGATGGCGCTACTGCTACGGTTCCATCGTCGTATGTAGATCTTAACATCGAATCTCCTACTACTGGACTCGCTGCTTATGTCGTAGATTACAAAGACGGCTTTGAAGCAGACGATCCTGATCTCAAGACTCTCTATGTGAAATACACTAATGCTGGCGATGCTGGTAATGTTGGTGCGTTTACGGCTGGTGAAACACTACAGGTATACGATTATCAACGTAGTGTTCGCGGATTCACAATCACCAATGGTGGCATTGGTTTCGCAAACTCCGATAGTGTTGTTGTTACTCCGTCTCTGGTTGTTAATGTTTCATCCGGTTCGTTCTCCAATGGCGATTACATCAACGATGGTGGTACTGCTAACGTACAGATCGTCGATATTGATACAACTACGCTTGCGACCACAGGCCAGCATATCTGGCAGATTAAGCCACGCGCTGTGGATCTCGCCAACTCATCTAAAACATCCACCGCATGGACGGTTGCTAATAGTGCTGCAATTGCAGACGCTGGTGCTACTTCTACTGCTACTGTTGAGAAGGTTGTTGGTTCTGGTCTTAATGCTACGATCGTCACCAATGCCGTTGGTCGTATCACTAGCATAGTTCCTGTGACACGCGGCGAAGGATATACCACAGTTCCTAATGTGACTGTCAAATCCGATGATAACTCAACTGGTGTTGGTGCTCTTGATGTAACAACAAAGAATTATCTTGCAAATACCGTTGTTTCTAGTCTTTCAGCTGCGGTTGGTAATGG